CGATATATTTGGTGTCGGCAGGCAGAGTGACGGTGATTGTCCCGCTCGCAGCGAAGGTCAGGCGCATCCAAGACTCGAAATCACCTGTCGGACAGGTCAGCGTTAAGGTCGTGACATCGGTGAGCCGGTACTCGGTGTTATCGGCGAGGATGATTGCCGTACCGCTTGTGACCTGCTCTGTCGCGCCTTTGACCGCCACCGTCTTTGCCGCGCTGCCGTCATAATCGGTATCTGCGCCGTCAACATTTATCGTCAGCGCATACGGATTTTTAAGCGCGGTCGGAATATCTGTCTTTTTGGCATACGCGGTCAAGTCCTGATGCTCCGTCAGATAACCTTTGTCATTTTCAAATGCCGACACCTTTGTCGGCACTGTGGGTATGGTCGGCTTGTCGGTCAAGTCGTTGTAACTGCCGCTAAAATCAGACTTGCCGTCCCACTCGGCTGTTTTCTCGGCGGTTATGCCGTCCAAAACATCCTTATTGATGTGTGTGTGCGCCTTTCTGTTAAGCTCCGTAATGTTATCACTAAGCGTGTTGATATCATCTTCATGCGTCTGCTGCGTTTCGGCTATCGCGTCCAACGCGTCTTTAACATTTGACACATCGGGCAGGGCTGTGTTGGTATAGCTTATCTCTTCGGCAGTTGACGCGCCACCAGTGCCGCCGCCTATCGCCTTGCCGTCATAGGTAGGCTTGCCGTCCGTCTCGCCGAGCTTATCAAGCACTGGCTTATTTCCGTGCGTGTGGCGAGCTTTGGTGTTAAGAGTTATCTCGGCGGCAAGGCTGTGCGAGAGCCGTTCTGTCCCGTCGGGGATTGACATTTTGGCCGTTCCCGTTATCATTGGAGCATAGCCGACTATCTCGCCCGCTCGGAGTGCGACGAGCTGTGCCGCCATGTTTCCGGGCTCGGGCACGATATCACTCGTGATTTTGACGGTAACATGGCCGTCAACGGGCGTTAGTGTCTCCGTCTGCAAATAATCTCCGACGGTCGACTCGAAATAAACGCGGTAGCTGTCTGCGCCCTCAAGCTCGGCGGGAACGGGAAGAGCAAGCTCCGTGAAGTTGTTCTCCGCGCGATAGCCCACGTCGTAGCCGCGAGGGCGGGCATAATCAACCGTTATCGTTCTTGTCTGCATCTTTTTCCGCCTCCCCATTTTCGAGCTCTGAGAGCATATCAGACAACAGCTCTATTTTGCCACAGATTTTAGCGAGCTCGACCTTGTTGAGTTCGAGCTGCTGCATTATCTGCGAGTTGTTCTGCTGTAGAGCTTCGCCCTGAGCTCTAAGCTCTGCGAGCTTTTGATTGATTTCTGATTTCGTCATATATCTATCCTCCTTATACGAAAGCGAGTTTTTTTGAGCCTATTGTATCTGACCAGAATATTATTCCGCTTTGAGTAAATGTAAGACGGTAAGCATTGCCGCTTGCGTCCACAAGTCGAACCTCTGCCCTGTCGCTTTGCTCGGCGAACAAATCCGCACGAACGTAATTATTGCCGTCGGAGGTAGTGTCCTGAACTCGGACGGTGAACGCCGGAGAGTGTGCCACGATTGAGGGTCCGAAACTCGTAACGAACTCGTCTGTCGATTTATACCCGGTTGCTCGGTACGCAAGATATTCACCCGGAGATGTCGTGTAGCCATATTCGTTGACGTGTAAAGTCCGCCGGATATACGTTGTGTCTTTCTCAATGCGCGCATATGTCGTATTCCATTCGTGCTGCAAGCTGCTGTTGCCGTCGGTGGAGTTGATAGGAATATACGACCGCGTGTCCTCGTTGGACGAGCCAAATTTAAAGCCCGCGCTCCTTTTGCCCGAAAGCGTATAATCCTGCGTCGCCATCGTCGCATACCACTTGTAGTCGTCTTTTGAAAAATAGCAGCGAGTATTAGCCATATCAAAAAACTGCTGTGTGTCGTTGCCGCTCTTATATGACAGACGCAAGACTCCCGACGATAGGTCGGCGATGTAGCCGTTCGAGCCTGTGACCGTGAAGCTACCGCCCTCTGTCGTCGTGCGCGTCACTTTAAGGTTGTGAAAAGCATACCAGCCGAGTGTTACAGCTTGGTCGATTTGCGTTCCCTTTTGATGTGTTGCCACACAAATTCGAAAACGTTCGGGCGTATAACCGGGCGCATATATTCTCCCCGTCGTGTCAATCGTCGTCACTCTCGTGTCGTCGAAAGAGGGCGGAATTACCGTCGCACACATCGACGACATCGCTGTCTCTCCGACATCGTTCTTATACATGACCTGTATCCATGCGACGACATCCAACCGCGCACCGTTGCCGAACGCTCGATTATAGCCCTCACCCGTCAAGTGAAAGACATCGCCTTTTTGACAGCTTTGCCACGCGCTCGCCGCTTGATAATATGGGCTTGTTGTCGGATAGCTCGCAGGAGTTAGCCAGTCGGCAGTTATATACGGCTTGTGCTCATCTTCGGCAGCGTATTCTGACGCAGATTTCCAGCCCAAAGAACTTGCGTTGCTCGAGGTGAGCTGGGTGTAATAGGTCTGTTCGCTTGCGCCCTGAAGGTTAATACTTCCGCCGGATATATCTATGTCCGACGCGGAGATGTGGCCAGTGTCGAGATTAAATGAGAATTGGCCTGTGCCGCCTGTGATTATACCCGTTGTTATCGCGGTTGCGTTTATTCCCGCGCCCGTCATAGCGTTTGCGAAGGTCTTTCCGCCGTCTGTAGTACAGCCTATGCCGCCGTAGGTGCATTTAACGCCCCGTAAGCCGTCTGTCGCGTAGCATTCCCAGCCGTCGGGATTTCCGTCCTTATCAACGTCGAGTATGCGATAATAGCCGCCATTTGCCCCGTTTATTGCGTCTGTAGCGGCTTTTATTGCCGCTTCCATCGAGTTTTTGACCTTTGTCAATTCATATCTTACGTAAGAACTAACAGTGTCAAATGAGGTCTCTGTGGTGTCAAGGTTGGGCGATGTTATCGTTGACTTTAAGCCGCCGGAGAGGTCTAACTCCTGCTGAGCTACATAGACGGTGTACGTCTTGTCATTCTTGTCCTTGACGGTTATTATGTCGCCGACTTCTACACACGGGTCTCCGCGCCATACGCACGTTGACGGCCACCATGACCGCCCGTTATACCGAGCATATATCGCGTCTATCTCCGTTGAAGTTATAAGCGGGTTTGCGAAAGATATCGGAACGCCCGTGCCCTTTGTGTATACGTTTTCATCAATGCCCGCAGTTATTGCTTCAACCTTTACGGCATTGTCGGCAGATTTTTTAAATCCGCCTTCCCATTGAACATCCGCCGTTACCGTGTAGTCATAGGTACTGCCCGGACTAAAAAACCACGAGATATAAAGCTTTCCCGCTGTGTTTATCCGTGCGGACATTCCCGCGCAACCGACGCAAAAGCCGAGAACATCACGTTCGCTCTGTTCTGTCAATTCAGCCGCAGTTCCAACGCCGATAACGTGACTGTTCAAGGCGTTCTGTGCCGCCGTGTCTACATATGCAACACTCAGGCCGTGCATACTCGCTATGTCCTCGACAACATCTTTGAGTGTTGTTGTGTCGGTCACGGTGATTGACGGCTTCCACTTGCTGCCCATTTTGTCTATTTCGTCGTAGCCCGAAACGGTCAATGTCTGCCCGTCGTCGTCTGTCTCGGGCTTCTCTGTCGTGAAATAGCCGCACGGGGTATAATAATAAGTCCCGTCCTCAAGCAAAATACCATTCTCAACAAAGGCTATTTTGTCGCGGTAATTAAATGTTTTGGACGGATTGTCGAATGTCGCGGAATAAGAGCTCGAACCGACATCGCCTATTGTCGCGTCCTCTCCGCTGTTGAGAGCTTGCGATATACTTAAACTGCGCAATCCCTCATAAATCACAACATTGTCGGAGACAAAAGAGCGAACTCCCGCGCTTACCGTATAATGTCCGAATGTTATTCGGCTGACAATCTGACGTGTCGTCTTGGCATATGCAGCTCTGACCGCAGCTCTTTTTGTTGAGTTGGTTATCTTGTACACCGCTATGCCCCCTTACATTTCCGTCAAGTTAAAGCTTAATTCTTTATATGTCCATAGATTCTCGCTGAATATCTGCTCGATTTCAGGTTCGAGCGTAGCACAATAAAATGTTTTTGAGTCAAATTTGCCCGTCATCGGGTTCGGCAACCAACAGTCAAAGCTGTTAGACAAGATTATATCCGCGAGCGCGACATATTGAGTGTTGGTGATACCGCTCGGCAGTGTCGCCGTGTACTTGTTTTTGCTCGTTATAATATCGCGGAACATCTTGCCTGTGTTATTGTCTCGGCCGCTTTTGTCGCTGTCGATAATGTTCGTTGACGGCTTCAAGCTCATCGGTGTGGGAAGTGCCGTCCAAGTTGTCGAGCTTGTTTTCTTGATTTTCATCACGGTCATAAGTTCACCCCCACGAGAGGCGTTTTGCCCGTCCTCCTGACAACGCCGTTATGGTACTCAATCGCCGACTGTCCTACAACTCTGCCGTCGAGCGTCGTATAAATCGTGACCGATATCGGGCGTGTGTTGTCTCCGAGCTCGCTCAATACCTCTTTTACTGCCTGCTTCATTGTTGACAAAGGCGAAACGACTTCGGGCTCTCGCTTGTTATCGCCGAGTATGGCAGTGTATTCGCCGTAGTTTCGGGGGACAACCGTGCCCGTAGCAAGGCGCGGTATACTGACCGTAGGAAGATTAAAGCCGAACCTCTTTCCGCCTATTCCGGGCACCCATTCGGGGATATTCCACGAGATTCTATTCGCTTTATTGACGACAGTGTTTATGCAACGCTCGACGAGCGATATAATACCGTTGAGCCTGTCGCGCCCTGCGTTTTTGACTGTGTCCCACATTCTCGTTGCGCCCGAAGAAATCGACTTAAAGACTTCTGACGCTTTATTTTTTACTCGGTTCCACACGCCGACGATGAAGTTGCCCGCAGAGTTGCCAAACGTCTTAATCATATTAAATGTGTAGTCGAATGTTCCTTTTTTCCTGCCGAGGTCAATACTCTTTTTAAATGCTGCAATTCCGAGCCCGATTAATACGGGATTTCCCATTGCAAGCCCCATAACAAGGAGAGCCGTTGATAACGACACCGCGCCCCACGTCAAAATAGTTTTTAGCCATTGCGGAGTTTCCGCGAAAGCTCCTGAAACCTTGCCGTAAGCAATGCCAGTTGCCATCATAGAAATTCCCGCGAGGATAAAAGGTATTCCCGAACCTGCGGCAGCTAAAAGAGCTATACCGACGATAATGAGCACTGCTCCTAAAATCAACTGCGCCCATGTCACGACCTGTTTAATCCAAGGCGGAGTTTTGCCGAATGCGCCCGAGCCCTTGCCGAGCGCCAAGCCCATTATAACAAGTCCAACACCAATCAGTGCCGCCTTTATGTTCATCGTTGCGATGCCTATCATAATGAGCGCAACGCCCGCCAGTACCAAAGCGTGAGAGAGTATAATCTGTATTTTTGCGTCCATTTCCCCGATGTCACTATCAAAGGAGGGCATAGACGCACCCGCGCTACTGCCGCCGCCCGAACTGCTGTCCGAGTTGCTGCTGAGCTGATTTAATTCGTCAAAATTTGCGAGACTTCGTGCCGCCTTGTCCGCTGCTTTTCCGACTGCGCTTGTTGCTGTAGCCTGCTTATTAAGTGCCTTCGCGTTCTTCTGCATTTGCGCGACGGATTTTCCGAACATTGCGGCGGTAAACTGAGCGACGAAAGCTGTGACCTGTTCAAGCACAAGCAACAGTTCTTTCAACGCGGGGAGTGCCACTTCGTAAATCGGCTGAAATGCGGTCAACAGATTTCCCTTGATATTGGCGAGAGAGGTCTGAACCTGTTTGTCGGTCGAGGTCATCGTTTTTAAAAGCTCTTGCAATTTTCTCAAAGCTCTTAAAATAACCGTAAACACAAAGACGCGCTTTGCAAGTCCCATAACTCTTTTAGAAAACCTGTTCAAGCCCTCTGTCGCGCCCGTCAAGCCCCTTTTAAAGTTGCTGGGTACTTTTGCGTCAAGGGCTTCGTTGAGCTTTGTTTTGGCTATTTCTGCCTTGTTTTTGAGTCCTTCAAGCTTGCCCTCTGAATCGGCTATCTTTTCCTCATAAGCTTTGAGCTGTGCGTCGCGGTCGGTCTGATGTTTCGCTTCGGCTTTGCTCTCGATTTTCTCGATTTTTTCGAGAATTTTGTCGTACTCTTCCTGTAAGGAATGGAGCTTGTCTATCCACTGGCTTGACTTGCTGTCTGCGCCCGCAACACCCTGTTCCCACTGCTTGTCATATTCGGCGACTTGCTGCTTGGCTTCGGCTATTTTTGTCTTGAGCGTTTCAGCCTGTTCTATCAGAGGTATAGCTGCTTCGGGCTCGATATAGCCGTCGTCGGCTTTTAGCTCGGCATATTCGGCGCGTAATCTCTCGATATCAGAGATTTGCTTTTCAACTTTTGCGTTAGCTTCGTCAACGCTGTTTTGCAGCTGTTTCATTCGCGCCGTCGATTGGTCAACTTCCTTGCCGCTGAACGCCTGCTTGACACGCTGATACATCCGCAACACCGATTTATTGACCATGTCGGTGGCCTTGTTTACGCCGCTTGTATCGAATTTTGTGTCAAATTTGAGAGAGCCGTCAACCATTCAATCACCCCCGCTATCCTAAAAGTTTATTGAGCGCGTCACGTTCTGCCTGTTCCTGTGCCGAGTATTTGCGCTCAATGTCTATCATCTTTTTGTGTTCCTTGTAAAATTCTTGCTCCCATTTGTCGAGCTTCTTGTTTTTGTTCCTTTTTTCACGTATTTCCCGAACGGTTGTGAACAGGCACTCGCCTATTTCCGCAAAATAGCCGAGAAACGTCCACCAGTGCATATAAGGTGCAGCTCGTACCTCTTGCCCTGCCGTCTTATTGACCGCCGAAAAAATCATTTTTTCATCTTGTGTCCATGACATGACCTTTTTTTGCCGCTGTTGGCTTGCTTCTCGGTAGTCTTCGCCGCCGTCAAGGAACCACGCCGCTTTTCTAAGGGCTTCATCGACTAACTCCGGCGGTATGCTATCCTTGTATAAGCACCTCAACATCACTTCCATGCGGTCATAATCGTTGAGTTCGGGGTCGTCAAACGCTTCAAAAATGATAAGCGCAACTCGATAATCGGAGCATATGTCATATTCTTTGCCTGCCAATTCGAGACAGGTCGGAAGATAGCCTATCATAAGCTGTTTTTGAACCTTGCGGTTTCAGCTTCGTATTTTTTTATGCGAGCTTCTGCCTTTTTGCGCTCTGCTTCAATGTCTTTTTCTATAATGGGCAAAATGGCGTTAAAAACGCGCTCGAAAAGAGGAACGCCGCCACGAGTTGAGAGCGGCGACGCAGAGCCGAACAGAACATCCGAAACTTTTGAATTGAAAATATAGTCAAACTGGCCGCAAATGAAATTTCCGAGGTCGTGGAGACTGTCTGCGGCGGCTTCTTCGTCGAGGTCTGCCGAGCCATCGCTTTTTATCTTGACATTCTCATATTTTTTCATTTCTTCGTTTATATTGTTTTTAGCGTTTCGCAGACGCTCTATAAGTCCGTAGTCGGCGGTGTCTATACGGACAATTCTCTGCGGGTCGCCATTGATTTCATAACTTTTAAAACCGTCGTCAAAGTTGATACTCTGAGCCATGTTCTACCTCCATCTACAACAGTAGAAATTATTAGGGATTATTAATCTAAAAAGAGAGAGGGACTGCGCTCGCAGCCCCTCATTTTCGTTAAACTGTGTCCTTCGTAAAGGCTTTTGTTGTAAGGTCAAAAGTACCTTTTTCGCGATTTCCGTTATAGTGGATTTCAAAGGGAATCTGTACACCGTCTTCGCCGCCTATGGACTGCGGTATAACTATAGCGTTCTCACGATACGCCCACTCGCACGAACCGTCAGCCTTGAGCAGAACGTCAACAACGGTCGTCTCAAGTGCTGAACCCGTCGAGCGGTTATTGATTATATCCGCAAGGTGCTCATAGAGCGGGTCGCCGCGATAAGCATAATAAGGGTCAACAGAGCCCTGCGGCTCATAGCCCTTGACATTGGTCGAGTTCTCGCCGAGTATGTTCTTCTTCGTCTCCGAATCGGGATTCATCTCAATCGCATACTCTTCAAGGTCTTTGCCCAGTCTGACATTGTTTACAGTCGTGCCGCCAAACGACGCATCGATAAAGTGTGCCAGATATTTACGCTCTATCTTCTCATTGGTTACAACGGGGTCGGGCATTTATATTTCCTCGCTTTCTATCGTATATTCGGCGTAGATTTGAAGCTGATATGTCACGCCGTCATTGACATTGCCTGTTGGCACTGCAAAAAGCATTGCATTCGCGCAGCTCATCTTCGTTATCTCGCCGGACAGCTCTTTGCCGTCAACAATAGATGTCACCGTGATGTGCTTCTGCTTTTCAAGCCAATAGGTCAGCTCAAGTAAAAAAGCACTGTGCGCCAATCGGTCAAACTCGTTAAACGGTCTGCCATTGGCGTACAGTACAAAGCTGTGTTTTCTTTTCTCATTGCCTAAAATATCTTTGCCTACAAGTGCGTCGCCGGACGAATAGAGCCCGAAATCTCCGCTTTTATTCTCGGAGAAGTCAACGTGTAAGCCGTTGCAAAAGTCGTCTATTTTAGGACACTGAGAGAGTGTTTTTTTTACGGTTTCGATTATATTCATCTGTTCGCCGCCTCCTGAGCGTCTTTGAGTATGTCGTCGGCTCTGTCGGCTTTCATGCGTTCAAACCAGTGCGAACCTGCGAGCGGATTTTTTGTGGTATCATACGTCAGCGGTCTCCCCGTCGGGGCTTTACTCGGCGGTGACCACCAACCCACAATCTCGCCTTTTTCTTTGACTGGGATATTGGGACCATATATCTCGCCCATGTACTGATAATGTGCATACGGACCCAACTGTCGGATTTCGCCAGTACCTATGACAGTAGGAATAGTCAGTGCCTTTGACGATAAAAAGCCGGACTGATACGGGATATACGGCGACATAAACTTGATTACATCGGAATCGATAACACTTTGAATCGTGTGCATTTTTTCGTTCATCTCTTTGGCGAACGCCGAGTTCCAATGAATCTTAACGTTGAATGTGCCGATATAGTCCATATCTTCGGGCTGTTTGACCGACATACCGTCACCTCACTTCGAGTTCCGTATGGCGCATTCCCGCCGAGCCGAAATCGCACATTCGGCAACCCATGACCGTGTGGACATCATACCCGTCAAAAAGCCTTTTAACGCTCGCGCTCTGCGCCTCTTCGGTCGAGTTATCAATCGTCAGAGGTACAGAGCCTCTGATTATAAGGTCTTTCTGCGGGGTGAGCTGCAAGAGCAACGGCAGAAAAACCGTCACCGTGTCGCTCTCGGTCTTGCCGTTTTTGCCCGTCGAGGCGGTCGACTTCATATCCCAAAAAACGCGCGGTAGGAATATCCGCTCGTATTTGCCCCCTGTGAGGCGGTACACGGTTGCTTTTGTGTTGGTATACATCTTTACCCCCTGTAAAGTAAACCCGTGTCACCGAGCCACAGACGCAGAATACGGCTATGTTCCTGCTGACTTTCGCGGCGTCTGTCCGCTGCCGACGCATAGGAGACGGAATAACTGCCGACGCTCTCGGAAGTCTTGCCCCCTTGCCCGTCTGCGCTATGTTCCGACTGTAAACATTCGGCGAGCTCGCAGCAACAAGACTTAATCGCTTCCGTCACTTCTTTAATCCGGTTGAATGTGTGCCGCTCAATAACCTTGGAGGCTCTGACGGCGAAAAAGTCGAAGTTGTCCCTGCTCATTGCCTCTTGACCGTGAAGATAGTCGTTAATGTAATAGTCGTAATCTGCGTACTGTGTCATCGTTGGTCACTCCTTATGCGGTCTTGGGCTTAATGGTAATTCCGTTAAGAGCTGCCGCCTTGAGGGTATTCTTGAGAACCACGCCCGCAACAAGCTCAACCTCGCCGCTCTTGACTGCTCCCGGAGCGGTCATGTCGGGAAGATAGGTGTTTATAACGCCCGTTCCTGTGGGCGCTATGCCGTGGAATGCGTCAAGTCCGAGGTTTACGGCATAAATGCTCGAAGTTCCAGCCGCAGTTGTGGACGGGGTGGAAGTGCCTATGCAGTCAACGGACGCACTGCCGTTGTAATACTTACCTGCGTCGAGCATAGGAATATCGCCGTAATACTCAACCCAGCGACCGAAGTCGTCACGCTCGCGGGAGTAATAACCAGCTCTGCGGGCGCAAGCTCTGACCTTGAGCAGAGTATCTCCGTTCATCAGGAGCAGAGAGGGCTTGCCGTCAACCTTGTGTACAAGCTCATCGAGCTCGTCAAGGAATGCGCCGTAATTGGTGTCGAGCTTTGCCGAATCAGAGAGGTCAACAGCGGAGGCTATCTCGGTAGATTCGCCTGCGAGGGTCTTTTTCAGACCGTCAAAGGTGTTTACAACGAAACCCGCGCCCGAGCTCGCCGAAGTGCCGTTAATAACGAGATAGTGGAAATAGTTTGTTACCGCGTTAATTTTTTCGCGGAGCTGGAATGCTATCTCGTCAACTGCGCCGGAGGTGTTCTCAATGACGCGGTCAACGTTGAACTTGCCGCCCATTATGATAGCCTTAGCGGTCTTTTCAATTCTTTTTGCCTCGCTCGCTTTGTACTCGGCGTTAATCTGTCGAGTGGTAGCGGTGGAGGGAGTCTGGAGCTGAATATAGCCGTAAGTCAGAGTCGAACCGCCTGTTCCGGGCGAAATCGCGTTGTCGAACGTGAGCATATCGAGGAGCAGAGACGAACGTCTGAACTCGTCGATAACCATCTGGTCTACATGGTCAACCATACCGACCTTTGCTTCTTCAAGAGTAATTGCCATTGATTAAATCAACCTTTCTTTGAAAATTTCTCGGAAAGCGCAGAACGGAGGGTCATATCGCCGTTCGGATTCTGCTTTCTTCCCGTTCCGCCAGCATAGGGCGGAGGTGTGTTGTTTTCCTCGTCAAAAAGATAACCGTTATCTTTTTTGAGGTTTTCGAGCGCGGCATCTATATCGTCGCGCTGATTTTTGCTCGCCTTGAGTGTGTCAACATCGAGCAGCGCCTTGACTGCCTTTACGCTCTTGCCTTTCTTGCCTGTGATAGCAAGGTCAAGCGCGTTTTCAAAATCAAGGTCGGCGAGCTGCTGCTCGTATTTGGTTTTCTGATTGTTGAGGTCATTTGTGAGGCTTGTTATCTTGCCTTTTAAGTCCTCAACATCTACGCCCTCGAACTCTTTGAGTGAGTTTGTAGCGGTGTCGAGCTGACTCTTGAAGTTGTCACGTGCCGCCGTAACCTTGCCGAACTCGGCTATGGTCTTGTAGTTCTCCGCGACTGCTTTGTCGAAGTCTGCTTTCTTATCCTCGGCAACGGTAACACCGTATTTTTCGAGAATAGCGTGAATGTTTTCCATAGTAAAATCCTCCTGAACATTGCTTATATACCGCTCTGTCTGCGGTCAGAATTGAGCCACATGAACCAGTGGCGGGGTAAAAATGATATAAAAACAGCGCCCCACATTAAGCGAAACGCTGAGATTATTGAGTTGTGCTTTGTTTTACGGCTTCTCTGCCTTGTTTATAACTGAATCCCGCCGCTTTCAGACGCGCAGTTTGTGTCCGCAGTCCTGCCGCTCTCGAAAATCGCCCGTACTCTTGATTAAGCCGAGTGTAACGCGCCTGAGCTGTTTTAAGGGCTTTCTCGTCGCCCAAAGCGTCAAGCACCGTTATCTTACGCTTGCACTGGCGTATAGAGCTTTCTAACCGTCTCTGCATTTGCGTTGCTTCGTACATGGTATAGTGCTTGCCTTGATATGTTATGCCGTCTTTATTCGCCTTTTTAAGGGCTGCAAGCTCTTTGTCTGTGTGTGTCGGCGTGGTGACTCCATAAAATATAGGGAACGCCGCGTGCCCGCAGTTCAGAGTGCCGATTCTTCTAACAAGGCTGTTATTGAGCTCTTGATATTCCTCGTCTCGGTATTGCTTGCCTTGTATAGGTTCGTGGTCGGGAGCACTTGCGGCATGGGCTGATATTTCCCAGCCGTCCGCGCCGTACTTCTCGTGATTTTGTTCGCTGATTTTTTCCTGCATCAGCCCGAGCCCGCCCATAATGTTACGTCTGACCGCCGTTTCTATCGACGCTTTCGCGCCGCTCGCATAGTCAACGGTTACAAGTCCGCTTCGATATAGGTTTCTGCAAGCTGTCTCAACTGCCGTATTATAATCCGTAGCGCCCGTGAACACCTGTTTAAATGCATAGTCACAATAGGCGTTGTATGCGTCATACAAGGGCAATCTCTGCCCGTATGGGCTTATCATACCTATCGTCTGAGTTATGTTTTTAAAGCCGTCCTGCGCGAGCTCAACGGCCGCCCTGACTATCTGTATCAAGCTCTCGTTCTCTTCGAACGGAACACCTTCAACTGTTGGCAACTTTGACAAGTCGAATTTATATCCTTCTTCTGCCGCTTGTCTAAATATCTCGTCTATCTCGTCGAGAGATACGTTCAGCAATTCGGCGAGCTTTTTTTTGACTTCTTTTTGACTTTTTCCGAGCTCTTGTATCTTCCATATTTGATATCCTGCCGTAGAGGTTATCTGTCCCGCTTCGGCTACTCTGCGGGCGATATCCCTTAGCAAGAAATCGGTCATCGGGTCTGTTATTTGCATTGCGAGTATTCTCAATGCGTCAATGCTGTCTGGCGGTAGCATAGTTACTCAACTCCTGCCGTCATGCTTTCTATTTCGGGCATATAGTTGTCACGTATATATTTAATGGCTTCGGGAGTGTCCCAAGGTAATTCAAAATACCACGCAATAGCTATCTCGGGGCGAATCAGTCCCATTTGCACCATAACACAATATTCGTTCCACGTCTTGTCCCGGTTATAGAGAACGCCGTCGCCATAGTCAAGAGTTACCTCGTCGGGGTCAATAGGTGTACTTCCCTCGACTTTGTATATCTCGCCAAGCTCAGCGCATAAGGGCAACAGCTTTTTGACGGCGTTCGTCCAGATGTTCTGCAAGTCTATTATCGTTAGGTTATAATCGCCGTCGGAAGATGTTATCTCCGTTGCCGTTCGTTCGGCTTCCTGCACATCTGACAAAATACCGCGCTTAAAGCCGATAAGACTTTCGATATTCCGCAGATATTCGGTCTTTCTTGTAAGATAGCTCTGCTCGCGGAAAGCGGGCGAAAAGATAGTCACTCCGAAGTCCTGCGGGTCTTCGTCGAACGAAGTGAATATATCGTCCTCAAGACTTCGTTCTTTTATAATCGTCTTGCCGTCTTTGTCAGTCTTAGGCCGGGTCAAATCTTCGGGAACCATTATCCGCGCCCTGCCGAGTTCAAACTCGCGGGAAAGCTGCCACTCATTGCGATTTATCCTGTCGATGAGTTGAGTTGCGGGCGCATAGATAGAAACGCCGTCCGCTGAGCCGTCAACCGTGTTATATAGCGGTGTTTTCAGCGATACAAACCCGAGCCCCTCTATCGGTATATCAATCTCGGGCTCGAGCTCTGCATACTTTTCAAGGGTGTTCAGAGGAACTTCAACGCCCAACGTTCCCGAATCGCTCGACCGATAGAGTTTAGTTTCAATTCTTAAAGTCCTGCCCGCCGTCCTGCGCTCGAGCAGTGTATAATATCGTCCGTCCTCTATCGTTGTTTCAGCTGTGCCGACGCTCGTCAATTCGTTGCGCTCGTTGCGTTCGAGCGGTATAAAACAATCTCTTCTGATTGGCACAAAATAAAAGCCGTCCGCAGTCGGAACGGGTTTTATTAGGCACTCACCTGATATTAATGTCTGCTGAAACGCTTCGCGCCGTATCTCTTCCAGCTCGTCAAGAACCTTCTCAGCAAATTCGTTGTCTGTGCTTGTCTCATATTCCGAGAATGTCGTCTTTGTGAGCTTGTTGACGACAAGAACGGGCAACCGCTGACAATCGTCGTAATCGTCAGCGGAGTGGTCAAAATACATCTCCAACCACTTTCTTATAGCTGATTTCATCTCGTTCGTCGTGATATCTTTGACCCCAAATGCATCGCCGAAATTATATATTTTACTGCAATTCAGCAGTGCAGATATAACGCTCATCTATTGCCCTCCGCATTGTTTATTACTATTTTCTTTAGCGACCTAACGCCGCGCTCAAGCCCTGCGATATACGCCCTCAAGCGCTCGTTCTCGCGCGTCAGTTCGTCTACCTCAAGGTTTAAGCTTCGCAGTTCTTCGGTCATACTTTCCTTTGCATACGACGGCAAGTATTTTTCTATTATCCACATTTTAATCTTCGTCATCTTTATTGTACCCCATCCAGCGGAGCTCCCGCCTTAATACCGTGTAACAAAAGTAGCGCATTTCGTCCATTGCGTGGTCGTATTCCTTAATGACCTTGTCGACGGTCGATTTATCATCCCAGCGATACATGCCGAACTCTTTCAAGATTCCCTGACAGCTCGAATTTATCTTTATGGCGCCGCCTTTGACCATTTCGGAAGTAACGCGGATTCCGTCAATTACGTCGTTCTTAGCTTTTCGGACGGAAAATCTGCCGTGCTTCCTGATACAGGTTATAAAACTCGCCGCAGATGGGTCAACGATTATACGCTCTATGTCATAGCCTTCCGCTAAATCCTCAACCGCTTTATAATATTCCTCGTCGGTCATTTGTTTTTGGCGTTTGCGTCCGTCATAGTAAAACTCTTTTATTCTCGTTGCGGTCTTGCCGTTTAAGCACCACAAGCCCGCCGAAAACGGATTCAACGTGCCATAGTCGATAGAAATAAAATACCGTCCCTGTTCGGGAACGGTATCATCAATTAAACTGTTTACATCGACATCGTAAACAAGCCCGTCTGCCGCCACCCACAGACCTAAAATAAACCGCTGATAAAACACGCCCGACGGGTATAGCCTAAAATATCTCTCCCGTATCTCGTCGGTAAGTGACGGATTGTCGGTCAACAAAAAGTGAATATGATAGACGCGCTTCTCTTCGGGCTTCGTTACCCACTCTTCATAGAACCAATGTGCCGGGCTGTCGGGATTGCAGTTGAACCACAGCTTTGAGCCCGATACCGAACATCGCGCAAGGGCTTGTTCCACGAACGAGCGGGGCATAAGCGCGACCTCGTCCAACAGTACCCCCGCAAGCGTCAAGCCCTGAATCAGTCCCGCTGAGCTCTCGTCTCTGCCGCCGAACACATAAAAGAAATTTGTTTTGTCGCCGCCGCGCACGGTCAACAGCTTGTTTGACCGCTTATAATTGAGCTCGAAATACGCCGTTAAATCGGTCATTCCGAGCAACGGCGTTATTATGTTTCTTTCTGCGGACTGCACCGTCTTTCCGCAAATTGCAAATGTCTGACCGTCAAAATACCGCATAGCCCAATGGATGAACGACAGAATCATGCAGACGGTCTTGCCTGAACGGACTGCACCGTCGCATATAATAGCGTCATATTTGTCTTTATTCTTGCCGTGACACCAGCGCAAAATCTCTTTTTGCTTCGGCGACAGTGTTATTATTTTCAATCGTCGTCACCGTCCAGTGCCTTGTAAAGCTCTGATATGTCGCTCTGCTGCTGACCGCCGTTCTCGGCGGCAAGCTCCATCAACGCTTTAAATGCCATTGTATCGCCGTTCATAGCCCGATTGAGCTGCGCAAATATCATTGCTTCTTTTGCGGATATGTTTTTTTTGTCGGTTATATCGCTTATATAATTAACCTCTGCGGGGTCGTCGCTGTTGAGGTACATTGACATAGCTCTTCTTACTAATTCTCGGGTATCTCTCAAGTCTCGGCGCACTTCACCTGAACGCTTTCCGCCCTTCCTCTGGTCTTCCAGTGTTAAAGTGTGTCTTTTGCCCGCGAAATCTGTTTGCTTAGCCATGCCACCACCTCTCTTTTATTTCCTTTGCTTATGCATATGGAATGATACCATGTTGCTGTATTATCACTCTGCCGCCGCTCTTCCATAGCCGCTTTTGCTTTTGTTGCTCTATAGCGACTTTTCTTAGAGAGTCGAACGTGTCTTTTTTCCCGCCGAATGAGAACTCTTGGAAATTGCTCTTAAACGTATATTCTTTAAAGTAATTTCTGTTAATCTTGACGGCATATGTGTCTATTCCATCTTTAGATATCATTCTGCGGAACTGCCAATCTTTGAGGTATATCGCTGTGTTGTCGCCCGTTGCAAGAACGGGATTGCCCTTGACTACTGCGATATTGCTTGTCATTATTATCGCGCTGTCATTGTCTTTTACTTGGTCGACATAAAAATACTTGTTTGTTGCGTGTAGCACTTCACCAAAAAACGGGTCTTTTGTTTTTCTTTTCGTGAACTCGCCGACTTGAACGTTGCTTTCGGGGATGTCACTTTTTCCCGTGAATGCTTCTCGTGCCGCCCTCGTTGTAGGTCTCGGTCCCTTTGCCATAATATCGCCTCGTGTAAATTAACCCTTTGCAAATCTCGTCTCAGCAAAAGACGGGATTCTTTCTATATTTTCAAATTCTGTCTTTGGCGGTTTGCCATAGACAAATACCTTTGACGGGTTCAACTCTTTGAGCATGGTTTGAAACTCCCAGTCGAACGCATCTGCGCCCGTTGTGCCGTCTTTCGTCCACATGCTTGATATTGCTATAACGCTGCCGCGAGGCTCGCCCTCGAGATACCACTCTCTGCAGCGCTCATCAGTGCTCGCTCTGATAGTCGGGATAACGGTCAACCCGCATTCCTGCATATAGACCGCTACCCAATGTTTACGATAATGATTGAATATCTGTGTTGCCATAGGCATATCGCCGTATGGCGAAAAGTCGGGAGAGAGCACACAAGCATATTCCGCGAGCTTTTCTATATACTTCTCAGGAGTGCTCCAAATTCTCTCGAATTTATAATCATCGCGGAAAAAATGAACTCCTGTTTTGCTTTTCTCTTCCGCGCTGCGCTTGTCACTTAATACGAAATCGAACGGAATCCAATCTGTGACCTCCGGAAGCTGATATACGGGCTGTATCTCGGGTATGTCATATTTTCCGACGCCGGAGAACTGTGCCCGTTCGAGATTTAAAATATTTGCTTTGCGCGTTTTCGTCTCGAGTTTGTTCTTTTGCTTGACTTCGGGTGTCATGAAGTTAAACCCAAACTTGCCCATATCAAAGTTGAATATGCCGCCGAGTTCCTTGTCGAGAAATCCGAAGTCCCATTCCGCTTTTTCCGCGACTTTGTTGTCAGCGAGCCTAAATGCTTTTATCTGCTCGTCGTCGAGGTCATCGGCGACTATGCACGGAACTTCTTTGAGCTTGAGCTGTTTAGCTGCTTTGAGTCTTGTGTGACCACATATGACTGTGCCGTCTCTTTCTATCACGATAGGCACTTTGAATCCGAACTGCTCTATGCTTTCAGCGACATATTTGACCGCGTCATCGTTTCTGCGCGGGTTTCGCTCATATGGCTTTAAGTCTTTTACTTTTTTTGTGATTATTTCCATAATATCGCCATAACAAAGTGCTGTCGGCGGCTATCCGACAACCGAATAACCACCGACAACCAACGGGAAGGAACTTATAGGTGTGCAAAGTCGGAGTTGAACCGAACTGTCGGGGTATGGGATTCCCGACAACAACCGTGTTTTGCCATATATGCCGCCCGAGCTACGTCTTTTCATCAGCCATCGGGATTTCTGCGGCTTAACAAGCCGCCGCCGAGCGCTCAGGCACCCCGATACTTAACTTCTCGCGCTTCCTCGCCCTCTTGGCGGCTTGGGGCGGAACAAAGGACTCGAACCTTTAATGCGCTTATGCGCATATCGCCTGAAAGCTCCGCATAAAAAGCCCTGCTATTGTACCCGCCGCAGGGCGAGGCGGGGAAAGGAGATAAGAAAAAAGAAAAATGAAAAATGGAAAAGAGAATGGAAATTGTATCAATGTACGAGAGCTGCCATATCTCGTCCACCTCTACGCATATATAATACCATAACTGCAAACTGTATTTCTCTGTATTTTACTGTACACTTTCAGCTTTTTTGCCCTTCTTTTTGGTCGATAAGGTCTTGCAGCGCCGTTCGGGCTTTGTTATTTGTTTTCCAGCACCACTCCCGCGAGTAGCCCATTTCCGCAGATATGTTTTCAAATGTCATTCCGCTGAGATATCGCAAGAGCAACAGCTCTTCCCATTGTGGCGGGAGTTGAGCAGCTAAAGCGTGAAACTCGTTCTCCGCGTTGAATTTCCGCCTGTAAGTGTCGATTATCTCGTTGCTAAGGTCAACATACTGCGCTACAAGGCTGCTCACCTTGTCCTCGGAGGTGCTCTGCACAGCTTCGGACAACGGAGCGGTGATAGACGTCAACATTTCGAACAGTTCCGCTCTTTGGCGTTGTTTGAACGATATTTCATTGTCTAAGTGCCTGATGTGATTAACACATTCGGTGACAGTCACAGAATCACCTCTATTTCCGTTCGCGGATTGTTCTTGTCATAGTTCCCGCAGAGCTGTAATTCAACATTCCGAAAGCTGTCATCTTCAATTATCCCGGCTTCCCGCAAGCCGTCAAGAATAAACTTGCCGTTGTAATTATCGGGGTCGTGCCGTTGCCTTGTGCGGAAAAAGTATGTAATTCTGACAACGCACTTTTTAATCGGCTCGGACGGCTTCGGGCGACAGTACGCCGCGCACAGAGCTTCCCACTGCTTTTTTTCCGCTCTATAAGCCCATACATTCTCACGCCCCGCAAATTTGTTAAGAGACGGCGGGATGTCGGGGATAGTGTAGATGTATCTTTTGTGTTCACATTGCGGGCACACCTGCCGACCTTCTGGGACTATTTCGCCGCAACAGACACATCTATCTGTATCAGCCATTGTTATTCCCTCCGTCCTCACTTTCGCTTTTGATAACGCTGTCGATTGTTTCGGCTATGTCAAGCAGTGCTCCTGATATTTTCTTGTTTTCAATGCAAAAGGACAAACCTTTAATCTGACCTGTTATCCTTTCGAATCTTATTCTGTTCTCTGCTTTCATTCCGTGTCACCATCTTTCAATTCTCCGTAACTGCAATAATCATCAGGGTCAGGAGTTTCATAATTACCCCATCGGCACTCTTGATGAGGGTATCCATCGTTGTTGTCTTGCCAATACTTACAGTCCTTACATCTGACAACCTCAACCACATCGGCGATTGGTGCTGACTTTATAACATTGTAAATGTCTGTGGCTTTATAAAGTGCATCAGCTTCACACGCAGCTCCTTCAACTAATTTTTTTTGACAACTTATGTGATACCAAGTTGTGTCGTCAATTTCATTAATCGCTGCCTCACGCTCTATGTATTCAGCCATTGTTTTCACACTCCTTTAATGCTCGTTCTGCCTTTTCACGGGTTCTGTCTGCATCAATCAGTCTCATTTTTACCGTCCTTTCTAAACATCACAACTTGCACGATGTCGTATACATAGAGTTCCGTGCTCTCAAACGGGAACTTTCCGCAGTGTGGACAGGTGATTGTGTCAAGCATTTCTTCTTCTGTCAGTTCGTAGCCACACCAATTTTTAGAGGTTTCGACCACTACCGCTTCGTCATCGCAAACTTCAGCTTCGCACTTGTCTTCGTAGTCGCTTCCACCACTCGCAAATGTCTGAACATTGAGCTTTTCAAACTCATGCCCGCATTTTTCGCACTTCATTTCGCACCTCCGTCTATTTTTGCGCCGCAGTTCGGACAAAACGGTGTTCTAATATATTTTCTTGTTTCTTCATAAACTGTAGAGCACAAGTTTTCTTCACAATCATATTCAAGTGTTTCTTTAAAGGTGCTTGTATATCGTGCTGCCGCTCCGCAGCACGAACACACGCAAGGAATATTGCAATAGCCATCCTCAATCCATTTGCCGTGTTTAATTTTTTGTACATCAGCGCGAGCAATAAAATCCATACAGCCAAGCTCTTTTATTTGCTCGTCTATGTCGTTGCAGACTTCCCGCATATAGCAAACTTCATTGTGTATGCAGTCTTTACAATCCATTTTCTTACCTCCCGCTTGAACCGAACCCGTTATTTCCGCGTGCCGTCGTTTCGAGGCTATCGACGACTTCAAGCTCGTCGCTGCAAATCGGCAAAATAACGAGTTGAGATATCTTGTCGCCCTTTTCGACCATGTAGGGAATCCGGGTGTTGTTGTACAGCTTGACGCAAATGCTGCCTGTATAACCCGCGTCAATAACGCCCTCGCTCGTTATGCCGTGTTTGACATTAAGACCGCTCTTGCTCTTGAGAAATCCGACGAACCCCTGCGGTATCTCGATATGTACTCCAATGTCAAATACCGCGCTTCCCTGTGCCGGGACTATCTGACCTTCCCTTGCCATGAGGTCAAACCCTGCATCTTCGGGATGTGCCTTGTAGGGCTTGTATGCGTCTTTATCTAAAACAATCTTCATTTTGTTAAGCTCCTTTCGGGTTTTATTCGTCATTCATAGGTTCGTTCCAGCATTTATAACAAGCTCCTGTGTAATCGCAGTTCTCGAGCGTCGAGTGTATTCCGCCGTAGATTCTTTTTCTGCACACAAACGGGCTTCCGTCCGAGCAGACCTGCGCTTTTGGAAACTTCTCAAAAAAGTCCTGAGCGTATGTTTTCTTCGGATATTCGTCGCTCCATTTTTGCAAATTTTCGATTGCCTTTTTAGCATCTTCGACATAGGTTTGTGGATGCGTGAGCCTGCAAAAACCATACAACGGGCATTGTTCATCGTGTGCGACCGCTTCGCATGTGGGGCGTAAGTCGCAAAGTCTTTTAAGTTCGGCAAAAAAGTCTATCGTTTTGCTACAATCCATAATTTTTTCCTTTCTGCCCGGACTTTCGCCCGGGCACTGCATTATCTTTTCTTGTAGGCTATCGGCTTTGACATATTCTGACGTTCAAACTCCGAGATGTCATATGAAGCTTGTCCTTTTGGCTTAACATCTGCGGTCGGGGTCTTGCTGTCACGCCGTGCCCAGTTTCTGATAGTGGCAAGGTGGTTTTTGTAGCTCTTGCCAGTGCTTGCCATATACGCGCTCAGGCGTTCGATTCTGTCAGACCAGTCAAAAAACTCTTTTTTCAGTTTCTCAAGGTCTTCGTCTGTCAGAAGAACATTTTGATATTCGCCGTATTTGTGGCGCGTGGGCTTTTCTTTATCTATTTCTTTTATATCTTCTTCTATATCTTTATCTATATCTTCTTCTATGCCTTGACTTCGTTGACATGTCATTGACATGTCATTGACAGCCTGTAAGGCGCGCTTTTTTGCACGGGATTTTTGTTGTGCGAGTCGGTTGTACTCCTTGAGTTCGGCTAACTTATCGACACTTTGGTGCTTCTCCCAATTCGGGATAGTTATTGTGCCGTTCACAACTTCTATCATTCCGAAGCTTTCAAAGGTGGTAAGAGCGAGACGCACGGTAGATATAGGACGGCGAAAGATAGTTGCAAGCATTTCTTCGGTGTACGGTATGCGGTCGCTAAGCATAAGCACGCCGCAGTTATTCTGCTTGCCCGCGAGACAGAGGATTTTGAACCATATTACGATTATGGAATCAGCGTCGGGCATACTCTCGATGAGCGCTATTTTTTCATCGTCGAAGATATTAACGCAGAGTTTTATCCATTTGAGCTCCATTGCCTCAGCTCCTTTTTATCTTTCGGAAATGGGCTTGTACGGGAACGGTATAGAATCCCTCGCGCTCCGCTACATAGCGTCTGAGCCCTTGCGCTCTGCGTGACAAGCTTCTGCAACGGCGGTCTGTCTCGTTGAGAAAAGCTTTAATCTCGACAATGTCATCGGAAAGCCAATATCCGACACTATGCGACGACGAGAGAATAGGCGCTCCGCCGTCCCTTGCAAGCTCTATCAGCTTGCGAACGGTTCGGTCGTCGAGCCCCGTATAAATGCAGAGGGCTTCGCGGGTGACTGCGTTTTCTTTCCCTTTCGGGATATAGTCGAGTATGTTCATAATTCACCTCAGAACGGCAAGTCGTCGCTTATGGGTATTTCCTCAAAGTCGTCGTTGTTCGGGGTCTGCGGCTTTTCCGCTTTTGACCCGCAAAAGCTGACTTCGTCGGCAATAACTTCAAATGCGGTGCGCTTGTTGCCGTTTTTGTCCTCATAGTTGCGCTGCTGAATATTGCCGCGAAGCGCTATCATTGCACCTTTTTTGAAATATTTCTCGACGAACTCGGCAGTCTGCTTCCATGCGACGATGTTGATGAAATCGGTCTGCCCTCTCTGAAAACGGCGGTCGACTGCTACCGTGAACGATGTAACGGATGTGCCGTTCTGCGTCTGTCTGAGTTCGGGGTCGGCGGTCAACCTCCCCATAAGTACCACTGAATTAATCATTTCTGAACGCTCCTTTTTAATTTTAAGAAATTTTTTAAACTTGTCCCGTAAAGCCGCTTTATTCTTGCGTCGGCTTGTTTGGCTTCTTCCTTGAGTTGCGCGTCGGTCTTGTAAAACTTGCATTTGTCGCACTCGCGCTTTATTAACGCCTTGCAACCGTTATCCGTTGCCGAGCCATAAGCAAAAAAGTCAAATTTCTCCATTTTTTACACTCCTTAAAGGTAATTTTTTCCGAAAAGCCTGATAAAGTCATCTTTATCCCAGCCGTAATATTTCATTGCTGCTTCTTGCGCGTATCGGTGTATGAAGTCCATTGTGTCTTTATTGTCGTGCACGGCTTTCTCTCCGTACATATGACAACCCATGTGACAGAGACGGACTTTCAAGCCGTATGCCTCGCTCGCATGTCGTGCCGAACCGCCAAAACAGTGGTGCCAGTCCATAGCCGTGCCCGACCTGCCACAGAGAAAGCAAACATCTTCGTCCGTTTGAAGAATCGACCTCATTTCCACGCCTCCTTTAATCGGTCAAGTTTTTCGGGGGTCATCGTTTCTATGTCCTGTG